CTTTTGTATTAGGGTTTTTTATTTTAATTGTATGAGAAAGTTTTGGCATCGTTGTAAAGAAGGTTTCAATTTCTTTAAACTGCTTTGTATTCAGTTGTTCAATAAACTCTTCCAGTTCCTTCTTGGTACAATCAACAGCATCCCAACTTTCTTCAGAATCATAAACCATCTCTATACAAGATGTAATCATAGAAAGAGATTTATTCACATCACTTATGTCTTCATTGTATTCAAAGTTATTTTCAACAAATTGATCTAATGATGGATACTTCAATTTCATAGAAAGATTATCATCTAGTTTGATAATATTCTTATGATTCTTGTCTTTCTGAACTTTGATAGCATCAATATCAATTTCCATCTGAACAGAAGTCTCGCCGTCATCTGGGCAAGTGATATTTACTTCTACGGTTTCACCGACAGATCTTGCACGAATGTTTAGGAACAAATATTCAATATCAAAGGTGGCAAGATCCGAAACCTTAACTCCTTTTGTCTGAATGCAGTCGGTCAAGATTTGAACAATAGCACTTGTAATCTGTTTCATATCTTCAGATTCTAGTGCCATAATAAGGATTTTTTCTTCTCTTACAAGGAAAGGACGATATTTAATTTTCTTTCCATTGGAAGGCAGTTCCAACTCATAGGTTGGAGTATTAATCTTTGGTAAAGGCATAATAACCTATAATAACTTCAGTTGTGATTATTTATTACCCTCGTGGACCGATACGTGCTCCATCAGAAAGTGGACTTCTACCCTCAAGAATTAACCTACCTCTCTCTGTTAATGCTCTTGGTCTTTGTGGTTGTGGTTTTAGGGGCGCGGATTGCTCTGATGCTGCTGGTTCTGATTTTTCTTCTGCGGATGCCGCTACTCTACCTACAAAATAACGATCGAAGTTGAAAGTAACCGATACCTTTAATATTTCTGCAGAACCATAGGAAACTGGAACTGCCGTAAGTGCTTTAGGGAAGGCATTAACAAACGTATATTTTAATTCTCTTTTAAAATCACGTTCAAATTTTGTAATGCTCATTGTTTGAGCCTTATAAAAATCTGGATATACAAACCTCTTGTAGATTGGTCCAGGATCGTAAATAGATGGTTCTTGTGGGTCTATAATCCCTCCTTGTTTATTTTTTCTTTCTGAACCATTTCCACCAGAAATATAGTCCATCCAACCTTCAAAAAATCTCATTACACTATAATTCGAATCAACATAAAAAGTCAAATCAATATCAGTATATAAACGAGTATGGGCAAATTCCTGAGGAATTCCCATAAAGTTATCTTTTACCTCAGCAGTGGCATATGAGGAAACAGGAAGAGTTGCCTCTGAACAGAGATATCCAAGTCTTTGATTTACAAAAGACTCAATTTTTGCCATTTCTGGATCAGTTTTATTATAACTGTTTTTGAAATGAGATTTTAACTGTGGTGGTAATGTTATTTGTACATAATAAGTATTTGTGAGAGCAAGATTACCAATCTTGTTCTTCATATCGCTCATACTGAGCCTAAGAGCTGCTGACGGTATTCCTCTAGGTGGTTTAGGTTTAGGTTGTGATGCACCACCAGCTCCAGTATCTGATGAAGTATCTTCTTCTTCCCTCGGTTTCCTTATGTTATCTTGTATTCGTTGTGCTTTATCTCTAGGTCCGAGTACCATCTAAATATCTCTAATAGAACTTATATTATTAAGTATTTAGATGTCATATAAGGGAAAATTTCAACCATCATACCCACAGAAATATAAAGGTGACCCAACAAACATAATCTATCGTTCTCTTTGGGAGCGAAAGTTTATGGTTTATTGTGATAATAATCAAAACATTTTGGAATGGGGTAGTGAAGAAATTGTCGTTCCTTATCGTTCGCCACTAGACAATAGATACCACAGATATTTCCCAGACTTTTATATTAAGGTCAAAGAATCTAGTGGTAAAATCAAAAAAATGATTATTGAGATAAAACCACAAAAACAGTGTGTGGAACCAAAGGTTCAGAAAAGAAAAACAAAAGCATACATTTATGAAGTCGTTGAGTATGCCAAGAATCAGGCAAAGTGGAAGGCAGCAGAAGAGTGGTGCCTAGATCGTGGTTATGAGTTTAAGGTTCTTACGGAAAACGAACTCGGTATTAAGTAATGCCAAGAAAAACTCTAAAACAAAGAAGAAATCCAACAGATGATAATGATAATCGTGTGCGTGGTGTTGTTCGTGAGTTGAGTGGTATAGAAGATTCTGATGATAAGATGGAAGCACTTATCAGTGTTTTGAGTGAAAGTGGAAGGGTTCCAAGTTCTGGTAAGTTTTATACTTTTTTCTATACTGCCAAGACTAATGGAATACAATATGATGAGTTTCCATTAGTCGCAGTGACAGATGTTTATTCTTGGGGATTTCGTGGTGAAAACTTCCACTGGCGCGGTGAAATGAGAAAGTATAATTATAATCAAGTCGTTGGCCAGTTATATGAAATCTACCCAGAAGAACTTTCTGATGTGGTAGAACTCAGTTTTGCCAAAGTTCGCTCTAAATAGTTAAAAAAGGATAAATGGCAAATATATACAGATATCCCTCCCAAATGCTGGATCAATCTACCGATTATTTTAGGTTAGACATTGTAGAATATACTGCGTCCGGTATTGGTAAGGGTAATGAAACACCAAAAAGTGAAGTATTTAAAAACAATAATGAGGGAAAGGTAGAAAAAATCAATGGTTTGGCAAGTATCAATAGAGAATCATTTAGTACTAGCAGATCAGGATCTAGAAGAAATATAGAATCTGATATTAAAAAGAAAATTGAAAATAAAAAAATATTAAACGCAATATATTTACCAATGCCATCAAACATACAAGACGGAAATTCGGTTAATTTCGGTCCAGGTAGCATGGACGGTTTTACTGCCAATGCTTTAAATTATGCGAAAGGATTAATGAATGTTGAGAAATACAACACGGCTGCTGATTTTCTTACAAAAGGTGTGCTAAGTGGAGGTTTAGCACTTTTTGATAATGATGCAAGAGAATTTTTTATGCGAGATTTAGCTTCACAGGCGGCAAATATTCCCTTTGGTGGAAATCTCACTGCCGCTCAATTATTGGCAAGACAAACAGGGAAAGTATTAAACCCAAATATGGAACTCTTGTTTGAAGGTGTAAATCTGAGATCTTTCAAGTTTTCTTTTAAACTGACCCCAAGAAGTCCTGACGAAGCAAAAAAAGTAAAACAAATTATCAGAACACTAAAGCAAAGTATGTGTCCATCTATAAATGGAAAATACTTTTTAAAAACACCAAAAATTTTTGAAATACTTTACATGCAAGGTGGACAACCTCATCCATTCTTACATAAATTTAAACAGTGTGCTCTTACAGATATGTCTGTGAACTACACCGGTGAAGGAACCTATGCGACTTATGGTGGTGCAGAAGGTATAGAAAGAGGAGTGCCGGTTTCAATGATTATGGACTTATCATTTAAAGAACTGGAACCAATTTATGAAAGTGACTATACAGATAATGAACAAGGAAAAATAGGAGTAGGTTACTAAAATGGGATACTTTAGAGAACTTCCAAATGTTGCCTATCAGTCTTTCTTGTCTGATAGTCTATCATCTCAAAGTTACTTAGTTGTCAAAAACTTATTCCGAAGAAACAAACTTCGTGATGATCTCAAAGGTATTTTTACTATCTTCAACAAATACGAAATTCCAGAAGGATCTAGACCAGAACTCGTTGCCGAAGAGTTCTATGGTGATGCAGAACTTGATTGGGTAGTTCTTATGACTGCTGGCATTATCAATGTAAGAGATGAATGGCCCTTATCTAATTACAATCTCTACAGATATGCAGAAAATCTTTATGGTATAGGTGGATTAAATGATGTCCACCATTATGAAACCAAAGAGGTCAAGGATTCTAGTGGTAGATTAATTCTGCCAAAAGAAAAAGTCGTTGATTCCAATTTCACAATACCAGATCCTGATGATTACAGAGCAACTTTAAATCCAGTGAGACCAGTAACGAACTGGGAATATGAAACCAGAAAGAACGACGAAAAATCTTCTATCTATTTGCTGAGAAGGGAATATCTGCAACAGTTCCTCAATGATATGAGGCAGATTATGATTTATGATTTATCTTCGGAATATGTTACAGAAGATTTAATCATAACCGAGAACACTAGAGTTACATCACCATAAGAGTTCTAGTTTCTTATCAAAAACCATCACATATCGGTGCTTGCGGGAGCGATCTTTCCATTCTCCCTCGACACCTTTTATTTTGCCACGTGAATGCTTGGTGCCGTCGGCATAGTAGAAATCTTTCTTTGCATCTGATAGACCGCAATACTTGAAATTGCAAGCCCGATAG